AACTTCTCCTGATGTAAATAAAGTGCCAAGCCGATCGCTTCGGCTCGGTCGTGATCTTTCTTTCTATGCAAACTTGCCGTAGGAAAAAGTTTTGATATTTCGCCCCGAACAAATTCTTTGTCTGAGTTAAAGCCCATTTTCTTTTTCCAAACTATTGGCGCTACCAACTGGGTGGGTATACCTTTAGTTAAGAACACCCCCTCAACAACCCCCCTGCTGTGGCCCATCGAGTAAGTTGATGACACCCCCTGTCCCGGCATCGCAGAAGTTTTTTCAACGATGGCCGAAACGTATTCAAGCGGGTAAGCGGCCAGAAGGTCACCCACGGCCTTAGATAAACCAACCGAGTCAACAGAGCGCGAAACCTTCACGCTCTTGCCTGAGCTCACCGTAGGCATGTCTATAAGCATCAACAGGTGTTTGCCATCTTGAAGGACCGCAATAGCACCTGTGATGCCGGGATCGACTCCGATGGTAATGGTCATCAGAACGGAATGTCGTCTTCATACGCGACATCTTGAGCCGGTGATGCCGTCTTCGCGGGTTGTGCCTTGGGCTTTGGAACTTGAACAGAGCCGGAGATGAACTTCCCACCGTCATCCTTTCTCGTTTTGATCCAGCCAGACAAGTCATAATCCTTGCCGTCAATATTGACACTGCCCCTATAGTCGGGTCGCTTATCATTGTCACCCTTGTCATTCTTTGAAATAATGAAAGTGTTGGTGTTGTCATAAGCCATTTTTATTGCTCCAAAAGTTTTGAGACAATATCTTCGATCTCTATGTTGAACAGGAGGATTTCTGTTTCTAAAAAAGTAATACGGTCCTGATCACGCTTGAGACGAAATCGCTTTAGCTGCAGTTCGTCGGGCATGCGTGGGTCATACAAGGTCAGGTCGCACCACTGACGACCTGTGACCGCCATCTGGAACTGGCACTGATCAACATGATCATCGGGCACCTTGCGCTTGTAAATCGTTCGCAGGTGATTAACCGATTCCATACACTTAAATTCAACCAGCCCATCGTCCCCCACTAAGCCGTCAGGCGAGGCTCCAGCGCATTCAATTGATGGGTGCTTAATAAAACCTACTTTAGCAACCTCAACGTCGTAGCGAGTCTCATAGAACTTGCGGGCATCCTCTTCCTGATCGATGCCCCACTGCATTGCAGCCGTGGCCTTGAATTCTGCTGGCACGCCGGTAATGCGCTCGCGCACCAGCTGCCATTTATAGGCATCACGGCCGGCCAAATAAGACCCAGCCTTGGTCTTACCTACAACGTCCTTAACTTTGGACGCGGTGATCAGGCCCAGCCGGTCAATTAGCCACTGGTCGGTGCGCTGCAATTCAATAATGGGTTCAGAGGAAATCATCTTGCGTCGCCCCCTTGGCCTTTTTTAATTTACTGGCAATAACAGCAGGCGCCTCTTTGCCGGGCTTGCTGGCAGCATTGGCGTCGTCATCCTCGTCAGCAGCGATACACAAAAGCGCTGAGATCTGGTAACGACGACCGTAAGTCGTGGCGCTGCCATACCCTTGGGCATCCATCTTGGTGGCCGGGAAGAAGGCTGGGGCAACCTCCAGCCACTGCCCTGACGAGTGGACAAGTCGCGCACCTATGGCCACCCCACCCTCTGCCGTCTCAATCACCTGCAGGATGGCCAGCCCGGCATCGCAGAGCGGCCCCTCTGTTGCGTCATTGATTGCAGACAGGTCGGCAAAACGGTTTTTAAAGTGCGGGTTAAAGTTGTTCTTAATAACTGGCTTGAACTTCTTCTTGGCTATGATAAGGGCCGCAAAAATCTTATCTGTTTCTGTTGACGTATAGATCATTATGTTGTTCTTTCCTAATCTAATAAAACAAAAAAAAGCCGAGTACAAGCAAAACACTTGAAACGACTGCTATAACAATAAACTTCTTGTTGCGTGCCCTTCGCAGGCGAACAAAATTGTGACAGCTGTAGACAATCATGATTAAGACTCCAGTGTGGTTGTGATGTAAAGCGTGGTGTGTTTAACCAGATTAGTCAGCTGTGGGCTGCCCCGGTTCTTGGCCATGAGAGACAACAGCTCGACAAATGCTTCTTCTGGCATATCATCAAAATAATCCGACCGCAGCATATCGTCCTGCCAATCATCTGGGCCCCACAGATCGCAATCTAAGGAGCCTGTTTCCCACGTATGCCAGACATCCCATATGTCGGCCTGTCTGTCTATTAACATCTCATCTCCATGCCACCACTGCGTGGGGTCTGGGTTGTAATATGGATTGGTCACTTAACGCTCGTTAATGTGGAATTTTAAAAAAAAGACCTGCCTCGAAACTACCTGCGTTTATGTATCCAACATATGGGCCGCCATCAGTGAGTATCACGTCACCGTCTTTAAACTCGATCTCTAAGTCGGCAATGATTTTGTGGTGCCCATACCAGTGGTAAAGTCGTAAGGCCTCAAGCACCTTTGCCAAACCCTCAGCCTCGTAAAGCTCTATTAATTCACCAGCCTCTTGGGGGTCAACTTCAATGACAACTTCGTATGCCATTTTTTAACTCCTGAGCGTTCATTTACGAACAACAGTGCACAAAACAAATACTACATTAAAAATGACAATATATAAACAGTTGATATAAAGATATACGTTTTTTACGAAAAATAACATGAACATTTTCAATTAATTAATCGATGTCGGCTTGATCCAGATGACAATCTGGCACCATAAAACGCGCATGTTCTGAGCTACATCGCCATTAAGATCACTTGTCACGTCGTTCATGACATTATAGGTGCCCGTTGTATAGCCACGCTTGATAATACCTATGTTTGTTATACCGTTGTCACCACAGTAAACGACTAGTGAACCAAGACATGCTTCAGGTCTGATTTTGTTTGCGCCCACCACAAGCATCCAACCGTCGTGCTTGCGGCCGTTTCTGATCTGCAACGCGAATGAATTCGAAGGTGTATCGTAGGGTGCTTTAAATTTGTCAGCTGCCTCAATATCTATCTGCACGAGCTCATTGCGTTCGTCAAGGAACATCGTCACAGGGACTTGTCGTACCTCGTCTTCAATGGGAGCGCCAGCACGTTTAAAAATCTCAATTGTGGTGACACCTAAGATATCAGCAAGCTTGACCGCGTCTTTGTTATGAATGGCGCGAATGCCACGCAACATCAGACTAACAGTCGATGGGTTGATTTCCAATAACTTAGCCAAGCCACGAACCGTAAGTTCCTTTTCTTCGAGCTTAGTCTTGAACCATTGAACATCTAAATTAGGGTTTTGTTTATTCAATGAAGGCATGACAACCTTTGTTTTATGTGCAAGAAAATCACACAATACTTTATATGTTCATAATATGCAAACTGTTTAGATTTATGTAAATATGTTTGCTGTTGATCTTCATCTATACAGTTGCTACAATTAATACGCTCATTACCATAAACGGGCAAAAAAACCTCAATCATTATGTGCGCCGCTGGGGCAATTAGTCCTAATAAAACGGAGTTGAAATGACAAGATTAACTTTACATAAAAGCCTTAAAACTATGCAAGAGCTGTGGGGAATAAGAATCATATTAAATGCCGAGGCAAGAAGGTATCAGTGATGCATTACTTCCCCTTTCACATTAACGACTTTAGGGCTGGCACGAGAGGCTTGAATCTTCTTGAAAGGGGCGTCTATGTTGAACTTTTACAGTGCTATTACGACACCGAAAAACCCCTACCTAAGTGTGTCGAAGCCATCTACTTTATGTTGGGCGCACACTCTGATCAGGAAAAAGAGATCGTGCAAAAAATACTTACATTAAAATTTAAGAAAAGTAGAAGTGGGTATGTGAACGCTCGCACAACTCGCGAACTTTCAAAATTTAAGGAATTGAAATCGTCAAGTAAGGCTGGTGGCATCAAGAGTGGAATAGTGCGCAGAGCCAAAGCTGATATGGCTTTAGCACTTGAAAAAAAATTAAAGGGTACTTCAAGTACTGATCAAGACCCCTTGAACCAATCAGTAACCAAGAACCAAGAACCATTAACTAATAAAAAGACATCAGCGAAACCCAAGTGCGATGAGTGCCCAATGTTTAATGAGCTTTGGGAAACATTCAGTGACAAGCGAGGCAAGATGGATGCGATGAAGGCTTGGGGAAAGCTCAAGCCTGACCGATTGCTTGCAGACAGAATCATTGAGGGTGCTCGCCATTACGTAAAGACACGTAGCCTTGAAACCCAATACTGGAAACAGCTCAGTGGATGGCTCAATGGCCAACGTTGGCTAGACAGTCATGACGATACTGTTGCCACAAGATCAACTGACAGGTTCGCTGGTGCGATATGAGAGGCACTCTATCGATCGTTCAAGCCAGGAGGATGAACACCCAGCTGTCAAACGTTTGGGTTTTCTTAACTGAGTGCCCGCAGCCAGACATCTACACCTTATTAAACGACCCAGACATGTGCCTACTGAACGGTTTCATGCCAGAGGTTCACATATATTCAACCGACAACCTACGGACTCTTGACCTTCGTTGCTTAACAGGTCTGATCGTCCACTTGGTTGGGGTTGACCCAACCAAGTTGGCCGTTGCTGCCAAGCAAATCAATCGTTTCAAGCCACACTCGATCTACGCATGCAACGGACGTGAGCTGATTGAGCACCACACAGAGATTGAAAATGATTAACTTAAGAACATTCAACGAGCAGGATTTCGAGCGTTACATGCGTGAGTCTGAGCCCATCGTGAAGGTTCTACCACCGCGTGCTTGGACCGATGAGATTGCATACATTTTAAAGAACGGGGTGACGCTCTCAGGGGCCACAATGCCTTGGCAAAAGACCCACAACTTAATTAGGTTTAGGCCTTGTGAGGTAACCCTATGGCAAGGTATTAGTGGTCACGGCAAGAGCTTGATGCTAGGCCAGGTGATTGCCGGCTTCATGAACCAAAATGAGCCTGCCTGCATAGCCTCGTTTGAGATGAAGCCGGCGATGACATATCTACGCATGTTAAGACAGGTAGCTGGGTGTGAGCGGCCCTCAATAGCATTTAACGAGCGATTGCTCGACTGGTTAGATCAAGACCGTATGTGGATCTATGACCACCAAGGGTCAGTCGCACCAGAACAGGTGTTCGCAGCGATTAGGTACAGCGCTCACGAACTAAAGGTCAAGCATTTCGTTGTAGATAACATCATGAAATGCGTTAGAAACGAAGACGACTATTCAGGCCAGAAGATGTTTGTAGACAGAGTCTGTGCTTTGGCACGCGAGAACTCGATTCACATTCACTTAGTGCATCACGTTAGAAAAGGCCAAAACGAGTACGACATCCCGGGCAAGTTCGATGCCCGGGGTTCAGGCACCATCGTTGACCAAGTTGATCAGGTAATGACTGTTTGGAGAAACAAACAAAAGTCAGACATCTTGGCAAAAGAACCAGAGAACGAAAAATTCAAGAACGAACCCGACGCTGCCTTAGTTGTGGCCAAGAACCGGCACGGCGACTGGGAGGGCAAGATATCGCTTTGGTTCCACAAAGATTCATTGCAATACACACCAGACAACAGATGCCTACCACTCACGCTGATCAGAGAGCTTGCATAAAAAGGCCCGACCAAATAAACCAGCTGTTCGTTTAAAAAAAAAGAGGAGCAAGGCGATGTGTAAATCATGCAATACGCAGTCAAGGGACTACGACTGGCGCGGATGCATTAACTGCGCCGTGAGAGTAGTCAGGATGGCAAAAAAGACTCACGAGAAACAGCGCATGCTCGATTTCGTAGGCCAATGGCACGATAAGGCCAAGGTCTTGAGCCGGGTCGCGGGGGCGAAATGATGACACCAGGTTTGGACTCAAAAAAAATGAGACATGGTATGGAAATGGGGGTTGATGGGCAGGGAGGCAGTCGAGACGCCCGACCCAGATCGCCATTGACTGGCGCCTTGACCCCAAATGGTAGACCAAAGGGTGTCCCAAACAAGATCACCCGGAACTTTAAGGCAGCAGCTGAAGAGGCGTTTGAAAAGGGGGGTGGCGTCGCATTCTTAGTCAAGATGATGCACGGCACAGCAAGCGATAGAGCAGCCGTACTGGGCCTATTTGGACGACTGATACCCCATCAAATGATCGGTCAAGTCGACCACAAGGTGAAGGTCGAGCTGTCGTGGCTAGGTGGCCGCACTATCGGCAAGACGTCGATAGATATGCAATCTCCCGCAGGAGGCAGCCAGTGTCATATAGATCATGATGTTATGGACGTTGAGGCCATCGATGTGGACGCTGAGAGACTGGCGAGAGACCCTTGACGACACAGGGTCCAACGGGGGCAAGGCGTGCCCCCCCGCGCTACCACCCCCCGCCCCCATCCGGTCGAGGGCCGGGGTCGTCTCTGTCGTTGGGAACCCTCCCATCGAAAATTCCCCAATCAACTCCTTTTAACCGCCTTGCTCGCGCCATTTAACTTCCATATTGCCGCCATTTGACCTCTACAGCCCATATATTTAGGCGTCTTCGCCACCTAACCACCACATCGTCGCCAGTTTGTCGCCACATCCGCCATTAAACCGCCACATACACTCTTATTCACACTTAACTAGTATTTTTTTAAAGGTGGTGCTATGACAATGTCTCTCTCCGAGTACGTCCCCCGTGACTGCTTTGTCCCCCTTCACAAGCGCAGCAAAAGGTGGGCGGTGATTGTGGCTCATCGCCGGGCGGGTAAGACGGTGTCTGTGTGTGCTGACTTAGTGATCGGCGCTTTGGAGACAGCCTTACCACGGCCTCAATTTGCTTACTTGGCCCCATTACGGGAACAGGCCAAGAAAACTGCGTGGCAGTACCTTAAAGACTTAACTAAGCCCCACTGGGCCAAGAAGCCTAATGAGGCCGAGCTCAAGATCGAGATTGACAACGCTCACGGTGGCACGTCCATTATTTACGTCGGTGGTGCTGACAACCCAGACTCCCTGCGCGGTCTTTACTTTGACGGCATCGCGCTTGATGAGGCGGGTGACAT